ATTTAGCTTTAGTTGTAGCGATGCCACTTGGTTTGCCATAGGATTCAAACTCTACAGCTATGTTTCCTGTTTTAAACCACCAAGCTCTCTCTGTTTTAACCTCTATTGTACCTTCCTCAATCATCTTTTTGATTCTATTCTCTCTTTTTTGACCATATTTTAAGTCAATATCAAATTTTTTATTAGCTATCAATGTTTCTTACCTATATCTATTTTTTTAAATACTGGGTCAAGCTCTTGTGCATCTGGATTAACACCAGATTGTGATGCTTCTGTAAGTTTATCTA